ACCATCCCAAACATACGGATTTTTGACACCAGGTCCAGTTGATACAAGCAAGACAACGCAAGACTCGATAGACGGCAACGGGGGCAAAAGATTGGGCGGCTCATCTTTCTACTTGGATGATGGAGCAACACAAGAGCATGTGCGCATACGTACACGCAGTGGTGCCCAATTATTGATTGACGAGACAAACGGCATTGTGTATGCGATCAACAAGGCTGGCACTGGTTGGATACAAATGGACGCTGATGGCAACGTAGATATTTTTGGTGCGAAGTCGGTCAGTGTACGCGCACAAGAGGACATAAACCTACGTGCGGATCGTAATGTAAATATTGAAGCTGGTGATTCTATCAATATGAGAGCTGCAAGCGCCATAGCTGTACAAACTAATAGTTTTGATGTAAACGCTGATGCAGGAATTGTTTTTGATGCAGCAGGTAAGATGTCACTGAAAGGATTGCAGATACACGGTCGTGCAGATGCTGACGTAAGCTTTGACGGTGCAATGGTGAACATACAGAAAGGCAAAGCACAGCCCGCAGATGCTACACCACCAAGTACAACAAGCAAAACAAACGTGTTGGTTGGGTTTGAGAGCGATGGCTTTACAAGACAAACAGCAAGCTTAGACACGGTCGTCTCACGCCTACCTACGTATGAGCCGTGTCCTGACCACGTAAACAAAGGCACTAGCTAATGGGCTTGTGTTTTGACGTAGGACCGGCACTCCCTAGTTTTAGCAGTGTAACAGCCGCAATGATGGCACTCGCGCCAAGCACACCGCTGTTTACACCCATGACCTTGTCAATATCAGCGTTTCCATTTCCTATACCGTCAATGCCGAATCCATTAATGCCCTCAATGAGCAACATACCAATGGAGCTTAATGCACTGGCAACTGAATTTTTTGCAGGTTTACAACTACAATCACTAGCAACATTGCTTGATGGTATCGACAGTATTTTAGGCATTACGATTCCGATTCCAGATATCCCGGGCATAGGTGTAAGCTTTGTGGATTTGTTGACAGCTAACGCAAATGACTTAATAGCAGCATTAAAAGCACAATACGCAATAGCTGGTGATTTTTCATTCTTAGGATTTTTACAGCCGTTTGTTTCGGATCCATTATTCCAGGGCTTAGGAATTCCTGACTACGAATTTGGCGTAGCACTGCAAAATATTATACGTGGCTATACAAGCACAATCTATATGCTAATCTTTGGAGGAGCATCAGCAATCTCAGATGCGGTTGCTGCATTGGTGGGTGGCGGTGCAGTCGGCGGCGATTATATGCTTGCGTTTACACTATTATCTCTACCAACCACAGCCGATCTTTTAGCATTGCTCCCAGCTACGCCATCCTTAGCCGATCTAAAAGCGTTAGCAATCGCAGGCATCCCTGGTTTCCCTGGTGTGAACATTTCGGATTTGCCTGACCCACTATTTGCGGGCTTTGAAATTCCAGAATTAGAATTACAGGAAGGCATTAAATCACTACAGACGAAATGCTCGCAGTATTCCACAGACATGATGATGGGATGGATTAACTCTCTCCCGTTTATGGATTCCCTACCATGGCCAAATATTTGCCTTCCTGACGTAGGCGTCATAGCAGCCTAAAAAATGGGGGCCATTGCAGCCCCCACTGTATTACCGACGGGTAATCATCTTTTCGATTTCCACTAACGCTGATTTAGCGTTTGCAGCGTGGATATTAGAAAGTACATACCTCTTAGTAGTGTAATCGTACATTCCAAAATCAATGAGCTTGCCGTTGCGGCCGTCAGTCATTGGGTAGAACCGCTTATCTTTAGTGCGAGCATTAATAGATAACGCAGTGTCAGCAAGTTCGGAGAACCGAACCACGATTTCATTCTTTTTCATATCCATTACTCAGTTATTAAACACAAGTGTAGTATAGCACACAACAAGATGTATGTCAACAACTCATTAATTAAAACGTGTTATTATTTATTAGATAAATAAGTTAAATGATAATGCGAGATGTAAAAGATGGCAGATGAAGTTTATATAGGTTTTAGCACAATAGGTCGTGACGCAGCTCCATTTAGAATGGTTGATATTGAGTTGGTCAAGCAAGATTTGCTAAATGCACTCCAAACTATAAAAGGTGAGAGGGTGATGCGTCCAGATTATGGTACAATCATCTATGACCTTTTAATGGATCCGTTTGATGATGAGACAAAAGATTCCATTATTGAGGATGCTATAAACATCATTAGTCAAGAACCAAGAGTAAGCATCGTTAGTGTAGAAGCAAGAGAACTAGAACAAGTTATGAGACTAGATGTGATTTTGAATTTCATACCTCAGAACACATCCGAACATCTCATTATAGACTACGACCGAAAAAACATAGACGCGGTATAATAGGAAACAAATATGTCACAGAGTGTTAGACAGAATAATTTATTTGCGGCCGAAGATTGGCAAGCAATTTACAGATCATTTAAGGACGTTGACTTCCGTGCATACGATTTCGACAGCATACGCGCCTCTTTAATTGATTACATTAGAGCACACTATCCTGAAGATTTCAATGACTACATTGAGAGTTCAGAATTTGTAGCGATGATTGAATTGCTTGCATACGTTGGTACAAGCTTAAACTTTAGGGTGGACTTAAACTCCCGCGAAAACTTCCTCGATACTGCGGAACGACGCGAGAGCATTATACGTTTAGCACGTATGTTGAGCTACAACCCTAAGCGTAATATTGCAACCTCAGGCCTGTTCAAGCTCATTGGTGTACAAACGAACCAGTCTATAACTGACAGCCTAGGTCGCGATCTCAATAATACTACTGTATTTTGGAATGATCCTAACAATCCAGATGGCTTTGAGCAGTTCACAACAATACTAAATGCTGCGTTCAAGTCTAGCAACCCATTCGGTCGCCCATCAAAGTCAGGCACACTTGGCGGCATACCGTCCGACCTATATGACATGAACAGCGTACCAAACGTTGAGGTGTCATACAACCTAAATATTTCAGTGCGTGGTAAGCAATACCCATTCGACATTGTGAATCCTGATTTTACTGACGGCGAATATTTTTACGAGCGTCACCCTAACCCAGCAAATTCCTTCAACTTGATTTATAGGAACGACGGCGAGGGTATGGGATCAGCAAACACTGGCTTCTTCCTCATGTTCAAACAAGGACAGCTACAACGTCAAGACAACAGATACGATTTCCCAATCCGCAATAGGACAACAGACATTAGCTTTTCAAACGTAAACGAAACTGATGTCTACATGCAGGAGATTGATCAGGGCGGTAACGTAATTGAGGAGTGGACTAAAGTACCTAGCTTGGTTGGCACAAACGTTATTTTTAACAGCATTAGCAATAGCGTTCGTTCTATCTTTAGCGTTATCCCAAGATTGAACGATCAGATCACGCTGAAATTTGCTGACGGCAATTTCGGTGACGTACCAGTCGGAACATACCGCACATGGGCACGTACATCCGCAAACAAGAACGTAACACTACGCCCTGAGGACGTAAGAAATTACGAGATACGCATCCCATACTATGGTGCTGATGGTCAAGAATACTCGTTGCGTTTGATCTTTAGTTTGGAAGCAACCGTAGCTAACGGCGCGGCCGCTGAGACAAACGAGCAGATCAAAGAACGTGCACCACAGGTTTTCTACACGCAAAACAGAATGGTCAACGGCGAAGACTATAACATCTTCCCGCTAACGCGCGGTCAAGAGATACGTAAGATAAAGGCATTGAACCGCACACATGCAGGCCACAGCCGTTACATTGATATTAATGATCCAACAGGCACAGCACAAAACTTGCTAGTGTTTGGCGATGATGGCGCACTATACGAAGATAACGAACCCGCACGTTTGGAAGTTGGTGCTACACAAAATGCAAGCACAATAACCAGCGCAGACCTTAATAATTTCTTAGAGGTACAAGAGCTTCGCAATTTCTTTTACGGTACATATCGAACCGCGTATTTAGTTGCAAACCCAAATGCGTTTAACGTATCTAACAATATTCCAAGTTTTGGAGCAGCATCATTATATTGGGAACCACAGCCAAAGAAATCGCAAAACGATACAGGCTTCTTTAAAACATCCACAGGTGCTACAACGACACCGGTACCAATAAGTAACCCTGTAAGCGGCTTGTCCCCTATTACTTTCTTGAAAACTGGGTGTGCCGTTAGATTTGTTGATAGCCTATCAACACCCACAGTAGAAGATTGGGTCACAGTGCAGTCTATAATTAATGATGGAGTTCCGGTTAGCGAAACTAGCCTAACAGAAACTGGGCCCATCGAGTTCAACAAAGAAATAATTAAAGATCGAATTGCATTAGACTTAGTACCAAATTTTAGAACAACCTTTAATGCTACGGAAGCAGCCGCAGTAAGCACTGCAATAAGTGCCAGAGCAGATTTTGGTATAGGTTATAATATTGAAAGTAATGATAGGGAAGGTGCGTGGTACGTAATAGTACCTCCCAGCGCACCGGATGGTACTGAGACGTTCGATATCTCAGGATGGGGGACTAGTAGCTGGTTGGTATTCTGTAGTTACGATGCTGTAGATATGGTTTGGAATTTTACAACACGTGGCTCAAGATATATTTTTGAAAGCTTTGAGGACGTGCGGTTCTATTTCGACCCAGCGAACTTAGCAATCAACGTTGAGACGGGTCTATCCTTAAAGGATCAAATTGAAATCCTAAAAACAAACACGCTAACAATTCGCGGAACTGATTCTTATATTACAGGTTTACAAACAGTGAGTAGCGGTACTGCTGGATACAAGGTTGGTGAAACACTAACGATTGACGGTGGCACATTTACAACTGCGGGGACAATAGATGTTACATCTGTGTCTACAATAGCAGCACAAGATGAAACTGCTTTTGGCGTCGCCTGGGCGCCGGGCATTGGTTATGCAGTGAGTGATACTATTACATTGTATGATGGTACTGTGGTACAAGTCGATAATGTTGATACAACATATCTAACTACAATTGCTGGACAAACGGAAGCTGACTTTGATTTTCCAACAACAGCAGCTAACGGCACCATTAACGACCCGGGAACCTTGCATAACATTGGTGATAGATTAACAATGTCAGACGGTACTGTTATATTGGTAACATCGGTCGCCGGTAGTGTGATAGATGGATTTACAATCCTTAGTCGCAGCACATCTACAATCTCAACTGCATCAATACTAACTCTGGCAAGTAGCACAGGCGACGGCAGTGTCTTTACAATAACGACGAATACAAACAACGAACAATCCAGTGACGGTGTATTAGAATTTACAGTCCTGTCTGCGTCAACAACAGGTATTTCCATTGATAACGCAACGCTAACACAAACAAGCACAAGCGGAGTAGGTGTTGGTTTTGCCCTTAATACTATAGTTGATGCAAATCAGACCATATTTGCAACATCCATAAGTGACCCAGGAAATTATAGTGTTACTCCAAATAATCCTGTAACTGCATCCGTTGGATCAGCTTCGGGTACTGGTGCAACATTCACACTAACGTTTTCGACATACGGTGATCCTCTAGGAGAACCAGTGCCATTACAATTGGATGCGCTGGTTATGTACGAAGATGGATATTATGACCCACGTAAAATTGAGGTATCACCACCAGATGCCGACGATGATGGTGTTCCAGATGATCCGCTAGCCATTGTAGATTTGCTTTACAATGGTGGAACAGAGTATACAGTTTTCTCAGAACGGTTTACCGATTTTGACGGTTACGAATACTTCCAACTGTGGTCAGCTGGACAACTTGATGTAGGTGGAGCGTTTGCATTGACAGAATTATCCCCAGGTAGTGGGGACTGGTTAATCAACAGCGGCACCTCAGCGAGTTTAGTTGATCTATTGTGGACTACATTAAATCCTGCAGATATTGGATCTACAATACTAGCAGTTCCTGCAGGTACACAATTAGCATCAGCGGTCGCGCAGTTTAACGGCATGGTAATTTATTCTAATTTTGGTGGCACCTATGCATTTTATAAGATAACGCAAACAGGGACCTATACATTGACCGTAGATGCAACCACAGACTATACTGCAAGACCAGGTCGTAGCTTTGAGCTGGACACGAATGCGGCAACGAATCCATTTTACTTTAAGTGGAAGCACTATGCACCACGTGCAAATAGAATTGATCCAAGCGTAAGCAACATTATTGATATGGTTCTATTAACGAACACATATTACACGGATGTGCTAACATGGAAGGCTCGCAATGACATTACAGAATCAATTCCTGTCCCTCCAACAACAGAGGATTTGCGCATACAATTTAGTGACTTGGAAGAATTCAAGATGCTTTCAGATCAAATAATTTACAAACCTGCACAATTCAAATTATTGTTTGGTGCAAGTGCAGCATCTGAATTGCAGGCAACATTCAAAGTGGTGAAGGTTGCTAATGCTACGCTAACTGATAATGAAATTAAGTCGAAGGTAATACAAGCAATTGACACATATTTTAGTATCAATAACTGGGACTTTGGTGAAAGCTTTTACTACACAGAGCTTTCAGCATATATACACCAGCAACTAGCAAACACAATTGCGTCTATCGTAATTGTTCCGCAAAAAGCCGAATCAGTGTTTGGTAATTTGTTCCAAGTAAAAGCAGAATCAAATGAGCTATTTTTAAGTACGGCGTCGGTATCGGATGTTGTGATCGTGCGTAATTTGACTGATACGAATTTAAGAATTAGCAGTAATAGCACTAACTAAGAAGGATAAGAATTAATGTTAAGACGAATGGTTAGAAAGCTTCCGGTTGTATTCCAAACAGATACACAGAAAGAATTTTTCGCAGCAACATTTGATCAACTATTTAGCCCAGCAAACGTAGAACAGGCACAAGGTTACATTGGTCGTAAGAGCAGCACTGTAAACCGTGCGCCCGCAGACAACTACATTGGTGAGCCTACTAAAGGCCGTTCAGCATACCAGCTTGAACCAATGGCGTATGCTGTAGATAGCACAACCCTAAATGATCGCAACGAACAATTTTACGAAGACCTCGTCAATTATATCCAGTTCCGTGGGGGCGACGTTAGCAACCACGATAGGTTATTTGCTGATCGCTTTTATAGCTTTGCCCCACCAATCGACATTGACAAGTTTACCAACTATCAAAATTATGTATGGTTAGCATCATCTACGGATCAATCGACTATCGTAGGACAGACAGAAGCTAACTTTGACAACATAGGATTAAACGGTACTTGGAACAGTGGTACCGGATATGTAGATAATGAAATTATTATTTTAGAAGACGGCACAAGAATTATAGTTGACACCCAAGTCGGTGGTCTTGTGACCGAATTTACTATTATTGTAGACAGCACGTCTGGATTTGCAAGTGGTACCCCACAGGCACAAGCTAGTACATCGGGTATAGGTGAATCGTTTGAATTGACTACTGGTGCACTAAACGAAACAGCATTTGAATCAGGAATGCCAGTAGTATATGTTGAAGCAGCTACGTACACAGGTGCACAATTTGATACTTTAATTGAGACATTAGTCATTGGTCAAGAGAGCTTTAATACCAGCCAAGATCCTAATTTATTACCGAGCGGCTTTGAATTTACAAGCGGCATGCGTGTACAGTTTGTAGGATCAGCAAGCTACGATAACGTATATGCTGTGGAACGTGTCGGCCGTGGTATTAGACTATTAGAACCGTATCCAATTTCGTGGTCAAGTGGCACAGACATAGCTACCAGAGATTATCTCACTATCGAACGAGGGAGTTTAGAAGGAAGCGCATGGACAAGAACTAATCGTTGGTATAATATTGCAGTTGTAGAAAGTGTTCAAGCACTAGGACAGGTAATAGATGCTCTGATGATTAATCCAGGATCAGGATATTCGGTTAACGACGAGCTACCAGTAATAGGGGACGGCATAAATGCGTATGTAAAAGTATTAGGCGTGGATTTCTTAGGTGCTATAACAGATTATGAAGTTTCTCACCACGGACAAGATTATACATATGGTGCGATTGATGAAACCGGCTTCTCGGTAACTGGAGGATATTCCGCGTGGGATACATTCCCTGCAGCCTTTGGATCATATTGGGACTCCGCAGGAGAGTTACGAACGATTACAATTACAAACGGCGGCACAGGTTATAGTGTAAGCGATACAGTAGTTATTGCTACTGGTATTCCTAATCCAGTAATTGTTAGTGGTGGTAGTGGATACCTAGTTGGCGATGTGTTAAACATTGCTGGAGACGGAGCAGGGGCTGATGTTGAAGTGCTTAGTGTTAGTGGAACAGGTGCAATATTATCGCTAAGAGTTAATAATCGAGGCAGTAATTATACATATTCGTCAGTGTCCTCTATAACTACTTCCGGTGGCTCGTCGGCGAATATTATACTAAAACACCCAACTGCGGAAGTATCGGTTGTTGGTACTGGTGGTGTAATCACAGAGATTAGTATAACCGACCGCGGATTATATGCAGGAGAAGTAGGCCCGATCAGTTTAGATCTTTCAGGATCTGGTAATGGTGATGCAACAGCAACAGGGACTTTTGATCCTATAGTTGCGTGGGATCAACCGCTATCTTCGGTTACAGGAACTGATGCGATATTCGCTATTAGACTGGCTACACCAATCAACACTTCAAAGAAAGGCCAGCGGCCAATTATTGAATTCAAACAAGACTTGCAACTCTATAACTACGGAACGGATTACTTAGGTGAGGTCGATTTAATTGCTGTTACAGGTACCCTTTCAGATATAGTGGGTCAAGTATCTTATGACATAGATGGAGTTCCATTAACTGACGGCATGCTAGTGATCTTTTTAGATCCTAATTCAGCACCTGTTTTCCAGCTATGGGATGATTCATCAGCATTGGGTGGCGTGGCTTGGGACGGATGGGATACCAGCGCATGGGATGTATCTGGAACATCTGGTTTAATCTCTCGCTATGTGTGGCAAGTAGACATGTCAGGACCAACTATCAATTTTAACAAGTATGATTTAAGGACAGGTCTTACTGGGGCTAGTGCTAACCCAACACAGCTTGGTGATGTCGTATTGATTGAACAAGGTTCAGTTTATGCTGGAACAAGTTTTTATCAATCCTTAATTCCAAGCGGAATCGCTTATACATGGTTGCAATGTCAAGAAAAGACCGGAATAAACGTAGCACCTCTATTTCAATTATACGATTACAATGGTATTGAACTAGGTGATCCTTTAGAATACGCAAGCAGTAATTTTAGCGGAAATGAGATATTTTCGTATAGAATATTAACACAAGATGATTTAGTTGACACAGGTGGAATACTAACCGATGATTCGGTATTAGGCTTCCCGGTAACCGTTACTGGTCTACAACAAATTAGCGACATTGTTTTTGAGAATGACTTAGAGACAAATAGATACACAAATGGTTCACTTGGTGAAATTCCAGGTTACTACTTCTTCAAACGAAATTTAGTTAATGAATCAACCGCACTGATTACTGACTCCGTGTTTGAGACAAATTGGTTAGCATCCAGTGATGTGGAGAAACAACGTGTTATTGATCGTTTCTTGACTTCAACTGACACCGAAGATACATTTATATTGAGTGCAACTCCGTATAACGAGGACTTGTACGCGGTAGTAGCAGGGCGCCGTTTGAACACGAATCAAATTGCTTATAACAGCATTGATAATACAGTAACCATATTAGCTACACCTACTAAAACCGTAGTTGAGATTGGCAACGGCACTAAGATAACATTTAATTTTAGTGAGATAAGCATAACTGATAGCAGTGATTTACAAGTGTTTGTGGATGATATATTCCAAATCGTTAACGTAGACTACACAATAAATTTCCTTTCACCAGAACCAAGCATCACGTTTGCTACAGCTCCAGTAAACGGTGCAATCGTAGAAGGTCGCGATCAAACCTCAGGTGCCCCCGGCATTAACACCATAGTGGAAATATTTGTATACACGCATGAGGCGATAGTCGCCGCTGACCGTGGATATTTTGAAATTCCAAACGAGCTAGAGAACAACCCAAATAACTTAGAGATAACAGAGCAAAGCTGGAATGATTTTACAAGTCATTTTGTAAGCATAATTGAAAACCAAGTACCGTTTGAAGGTGCATCGTTTGGTTCCATAAACAATTATAGAGACACGGCAAAAGACGGTTCGCTAGGCTCATATATTTTGCAGAATCAGTCGCCATTGCTAAAGGCTATGCTTGTAACATCAAGCAATGAATTGGATGTGATCGAGGCATTACGTTTCTCTAGTAAGGAATATACACGCTACAAGAACAAGTTTGTTAAGATTGCAGCACAACTAATCAACGAAGGATTCACACCGTTTAACGCTGGCGACACAATCCCAGTGAATCAGTGGATGGATGAAATAATCCGTCGTATTACAGTGTCTAGGGAATACACAAATGCCTTCAAAGATACCTACATGCTGTCGTGGAGTAACACATACGAAGAGACAACGTTCACTGGATTAGCACAAGCCAGTTTTACACTAACCGATTTCATAGACCTCGAAGATCCACGCAACGCTATGTATGTGTATCTAAATGATACCTTACAGCTAGTAGACCGCGATTATACAATATCGAATCTCAACCCAATACAAATCACATTCCCGGCGAACCTAATTGTGTCTGACGAGGTTGTTGTTCGTTTGTTTGCAGATACTACACCAGCGCACATTCCAGCAACACCAAGTAAGCTCGGCATATATCCAGTGTACAAGCCTGAGATTGTAACTGACTCCAGTTACATGACTCCAACGGATGTAATTATTGGTCATGATGGTTCACGTGTGCCAGTGTATGGCGATTACCGCGATGAGCTACTTATTGAATTTGAGACACGCATCTACAACGGCATTATTGAAAAGTTCCGCACACTAGATATACTTCCGCTAGCCCTCACAGATGTGAAGCCTGGTAAGTTCCGCGAGACACGCTGGACAACAGATGAATATCACAGCCTAATTAAATCACCGTTCTACAAGTGGACATCGACCAACAAGGCTGACTACCGTACTAACAGTTACTACAGTTCCGTAGACACATGGACATGGAACTACAATGACGTAACTGATGTGGATGGTGAGGCACTTGCTGGTTACTGGCGCGGCATTTTTGATTACTATTACGATACGCAAACACCAGAATCGACACCTTGGGAAATGTTAGGCTTCCGCGAGGAACCAACGTGGTGGACAGCAACGCCAAACACAGGTGATGGATTCATTGGCTACGGCGCAGGACCTTGGCCAGCATCTCACGCTATGTGGACAGATCTCGAAGCAGGTCTCATCCGCAGAGGCGATAGGGCAGGGACAGATACACGATACGCACGACCAGGATTGGTCGCCGGCTATGTGCCTGTTGACAGCCTAGGTGCGCTCAAGGCAACACCGCTGTTAGCTATTGACGTATCAGCATCGTTGACCGCACCGTCAAGTGCAGAAGCACAAAGCGACTGGATATTTGGTGACATGGGTCCTGTGGAATTTGCATGGCGTACGAGTGAGAGCTATCCGTTTGCCGTTGCTGAGGCGTTGTTCCTATCCCGCCCAGGCGAATTTGGAGAAAAATATTGGGATCCTGAGCATGTGGTAACCTGCCCAGTGAAGGTCGAGCAAATCGTTACAGACGTAGATGGGCTATACCAGAGAACTGGTAACAGCGGTCTATACGTGCATGGTGAGACACTAAGCGGTGTTGCACAGGTGCGCACTGGCTATCAGGTTTGGATCAGTGGACGCTTACGCACACTGAATAAGGATTTGACAAGCGAGTTTGGCGAGCTGGTACGATCACTGGATGTGAAACTAGGTCATAAGATGGCTGCATTTACAGACGCAGACACAATGCGCGTATTTGTTGAAGGTGTCAGCGTGTCCTCATCCTCGTCCAATCTTCTAATCCCAACGGAAAATATCGAAGTATCGTTGCACACAGGTGCACCAGTGCGCGAATATTTTTACGGAGGCGTACTAGTAAAAGCTATTGCTGATGGCACGTTCAAGGTCTATGGCTATGATGTACTAAGCGGTGAGTTTACTTACGAACCGCGTACAGCGTCTAACACCGACACCAACATAAACATTGGTGGTAAGCCAGCGGCATTTACAAACTACACAACTGGTCAGACGTATGCTATAGGATCAATTGTGCGCTTGAATGGCGTATATTACCGTGCTATAGTAGCACATACAGCAAGTAGCTGGATCCCAGCAAACTGGCAGAAGTTGACAACACTTCCGATAACAGGTGGCTTGAATGTAACGCATAAGAAGCAAGGTACTGGTTCGTTAGCAACAATAGAATACGGTCACACGTTTACAACAGTGCAGGCACTGTTTGATTTTATTATTGGCTACAGCGACTTCCTCGAAAGTGAGGGCTGGGTCTTTGAGAACATAAATGCTGAAACTGGCAAGCTAGAAAACTGGTTGGCCTCGGCTAAAGAATTCTTGTTTTGGGTTGCAACAAACTGGGAAGCAGGCAGCATCATCATGCTAAGTCCTGCGGCACAAGGCGTTGTCCTCGAAGCACAGGAAGGCTATCCAACGAACGTAGAAAAAATTGTAAACGGCGTGTACAGCATCCTAGACAAAAATGGCGTTGCCATTGACCCTGGCAACACAACCATCAAGCGCGATGACAGAAAGATAACCATACTACCTCAACTGGAACAGCAAGGTATCTACTCCGCGCGCATTTACACAACCGAAACTGAAAATATTGTTGCGTTCGATAACGTGACTGAATTCAACGACACGATTTACGATCCTCGATTAGGTTCGAGACTGGCACGCCTATTCTTTAACGGTCGCAAGACGTTAGACTGGATCGGCAAGCTTGAAGCACCTGGCTACCTAGTTACAGACACTGGGCTAGTGCCAAACTTTGAGAACATGGTCAACAGCATCCGTGACTACCATGACACAGAATCGTTCCTAGACAACCCGCAAATTGAAGACACAGCACGACACCTCATTGGTTTTGAGGAGCGCGGATACTTTAACGACTTAGGTCTACATGACGACGCACAGTTCCAGTTTTACAAGGGCATGACACGCCAGAAAGGTACGCTACAGGCCATTAAAAAGCTAGAGCGCAATGAGATTGTTACAGACGTAGGTCAAGAACTATTAGTGTATGGCGAGTGGGCATTAAAATTGGGCGAGTTTGGTCCAGTGTGCAATAGCAACATAACTGAATTCCTAATCCATGCTAACGAGGTCAAGGGCGACCCACAACTGGTGGTATTGTCTTACCCAGGTCAAGCACAAGACCCAACTGCTACAGCAAGTGTAAGCGCGGTAAACATAGTAAGCTCCAGCAACGTATGGACAACAGCCCCAGCAGTTACGTTTACTGGTGGCGGTGGTTCAAGCGCAACAGCGACAGCTATACTCGATTCTGACGGTTACCTATCACGCATTGACATGCTAAACAACGGTAGTGGTTACACAAGCACACCGCAGGTATTAATAAACGGTGCTGTAACGGCGACAAGTGATCGTGCAGTGGCTACAATGGTATACGACATTGACACTGACATAGCAAACGATGATGTAATTGTGATAGACGCAGATGACAATGCGCGTTGGTTGATTAAACCCAGCAACGTAGCATGTAAAGTTGGCACTGAATTGTGGCCTACAATTGCACTAGCAGACGTCTCGACACAAATTCCTAACGCAGGATTTGTGCATACAGATGACATTGACTATATGGTATTTGACGTAGTCGCAATTGACGGTTTAGCAGCGGCACCAATACCACCAAGCACAAACGGTGAAACAATTTGGGTCGCAAAATCAGAAAATGAGGATTGGGCAGTATACGCATTATACAGCTACGCTGGCACAATAACGCAGCTAGGCATAAACGACGTAGGCTATGTTGCAGCAGCGGGCAAGGTCACGATGTCTGTGGCCCCGTATGAGGATGTTGGAAACCTAACCTTCCTAGGAAATAGCGCAACAGGCGTAGGCAAGATTTACGTTGGCAACACACTGTACGACTATGCAGTTGACGTTGCACACCCCAACTACATTATTAGCAAGGATGGCGTTCCAGTAGCGGACGACACATTCCCAACCGTAGAAACAGTGCCTACGTCCATTGCGTACATGAGCCTGTTAGACGTACGGTTCGCTGATGAGACAGCAAGGGACGCACAGGCAGCGCACATAACGGCTAGCAGTGTAGCCACTGTGTGGATAGACGACAACGGCCTAAGCTTTGCTGAGGTTCAGTCTACTCCAGCGTTTACAGTAACGCGCACACAGAGCAATCTTGTTGACACGGAAAAATTCCGCAGCGGCTTTGTTTATGAGTACGATACTAAAGACACGCTTGCGCAATTGCCTTTGTATGACCCGTTCAAAGGAACCATTCCTGGTCCTGCGGATCTAAATATCGCCTACAAGACAAGGCGCGATCCAGCACGATACACAAATGCTAGTGACGCACGTTTGATAAACACTGGTACAACATTTGGCGGCAATCAAGTTGGCCTAGCATGGTGGGATTTATCCACATGCGCATATTTGTATTACGAGCAGGGCGACGATGAGTACCGCAGAGACAACTGGGGTGCGCTGTTCACTGGTTCTTCGATTGACATTTATGAGTGGACACGAAGCACAGTGGTTCCAGCGAGCTATACTGGTGACGGCACAGTGCGTAATACGACCGACTACGTGGAAAAGGAAGAGTGGGACGACCTGTTAGAGACAGTGCGCACCTTCTACTATTTCTGGGTAAAGGGTATTACGACCGTTCCTAACCGCAAAGACAGGACACTAGCCTCCAGTGAGGTAGCAAGATTGATAGCTAACCCTCACGCACAAAACTACGCATGGTTCAGCCCAGTCAGTCAAACAGGATTTATGTTTGCTGGTGTTGAGGGCGTGTTTACTGACAGTGACAACGTATTCCAGATCAACTTTAGCAAGCTAGAGATGGAAGACAAGCGTCACGTACAGTGGGAACTAGCGCGTGAAGGTGACAGCAATTATACGGTGAACACGCACATCTGGGATAAGATGGTCGATTCGCTTGTAGGATTTACAGACCTAGTACCTATAAACAATTCCACAGCGGGTAACGACGAATATCCGTTGTATAACTTCAACAATGCGCTACCATCAGCAGCCGATTCTTCAATGGGCTACCTGATTGTACCAGACCCAACACTAAGCGACAGCAACAAGTACGGCATCAAACGGCGCCCACTACAGTCTATGTTTATGGACATACAGACTGCAAGAAAAATATTTGTGCAAAAAGTGAACGAGCTAGTATCTCCAATTTTGCTACGTGATGAAAACTCCGCATGGAACGCAAGCATGACCACTAACACGTTGTGGGAGTGGGTAAACTGGTATGAGGATGGATACGACAGCACCAACACAATTCCTACAAGGCAAGTAACAGCGGTCTCCGCATTAGATGGGCTTGCAAACCCGTACCATGGTGAAATTGTCAAGGTCACTGGTGCACGGTATAGTCTATATGCTTATGATGGACCAACAGATACGTATACGTTGGTTGGTCGTGAAGCAACGAGGTTAGAATTGTTAGATATAATTTGGGAAAACAACCCAAATCTTCCTGAAGCTTTAGAGTTGCGTGAGTTGATCACGGCATTACAAACTGAAGTGTTTGTAGGTGAACGCGAAGTTGACAACAACCTTACATTCTTTGCACTACTAAATTATATATTCAAAGAACAAGAGGATCTGGACTGGGTATTCAAGACTACATATTTATATTTGAAACAAACAGGACAAGGTCTGTCTCAAAATAGCGTTTATCAAAATGATCCGTTTGACAGCGCCGTAGATTATATTACGGAGGCGAAGCCATACCACTCCAAGCTACGCGACTACACCATTGTACGTGCAGCAGACACAGATGTGCTGCCAGGTTCAGCCGAGGAAATCCTACGTAATATGAGTATGACATTGTATTACGATAGAGTGCGCGGCGGCGATTTTAGTATTGCTGAGGCACGTATTGTAAAAGCGTTAGGTATGGGATCTGCAACGTATGATGGTTACAGTACATTAGACGCTGGTGCGACACTGGTGCGCTTAGGTGCTGCTGGACGTTACGCTGCACAACAAAGAGATTTGTTGGCAGACATTACTGACCTTGCAACAGGTTTAGACCCTGACCTACTAAGTAGTTATTCTGTAACTGCTGTGGGCATGGCGCCTACGCAGACTGAGATCGAAGCAGTAGCAGCATTGAATGAGAGAATCATCCAAGAATTTGCAGCAGACTTTACTGGTATTACACTACAAAACACGCTATTTGGTAGCTTCCCATCGTTGATTAGCGCAGACATTTCTGCGGCTGGTACGGGTTATGTTGTTGGTGATACATTATATCTAGACGCTGGTAGTGGTATTCCAAAGGCACCCGCTGCGTTCCGTGTTCTATCTATTGGTGGTAGCGGAGAGATAACAGGATTGAAACTATTAAGCGGCGGTGCATACGTGCAAAAACCAACCATTGATCCTGTGCTATTGTTGGGAGGGTCGGGCACTGACGGAAGTGTTACATCGCTTGTATTCAAAGCGGGTGATACACAACCATGGGATAGCCTCCCTTGGGATCAGATCGGTTGGGACTCCAACGACAATGACAATAGCATTACATTGCTTGACGGTTTAGGTGATGCTGCTGATGGTCTGAACCTATTTGCTGATATTCCTGCAGAAGAAGAATTTGACGGAGACGGCACGACACGAGAATTTGCAATCGTTACCACAACGCCAACCTACTTTATGTTTGCTGTGGTTGACGGTGTCGAAATGCGTTTGAACGTGGACTACTTCTTCATTGCAGGCAAGCTTGTATTTATTACGGCACCGGGTGTTGGCACAAATAACATCCAGTTGTTTACATATATTGAAGCTGGTGATCTAATCAACCCGCAAGTCAATGAAGGCATAACAGATGAAATGGTTCCGCTTGATCCAAGAGAATCGTTTGTGCTAGTTGCTGATACAACAGATATTCCCTATGCGATCGTAGATGGTGGTACTAGCTTTGCAATTGATGACGTACTAACCGCGCAAGGCGGAACATTTACTACTCCATTACAGATAACTGTAACAGGCGTAAATATTTCAACAGGTGCAATAGATACATTCGATATTACTGAGCCTGGAACATATTCTGTGTATCCAGCAAATCCTGTAACCATACAAACCGATGCTGTTACGGGTTTAAACATCACTAACGTTAGCATAGGTGGGCCAATAGCCATCCGTAATGATCTAGCAGATGCTCCGTTATGGGGAATAAGAATCCCATATAGCGTACTTAATTGTGCGGATGTACTAACACTCTCTCCGGGTGATTCTATAACCGTTGTGAATAGCTTTGATGCAACAAAAGACGGAACATACACAGTAGATCATACTTATGACGACGGATCTACTTACCGTTTTATTTATGTTGTTGAGACTATGGGCGGAACCAGTGTAAACGAACAAATAACAACCATAACAACAGCTGGTACACTAGCTAATGTAGCAACAATGAATATGGCCAATGGATCAACAAGCTTCCGCATACATTACGATACAGTGCATAACTCGCATTACATACGTAACGCTGATAGCGCAAGCACAACCACTATAGCAGCAATTGGTCTAACAGACGATATAATTGCAGTAACAGACGTGACGTTGTTATACGAGTCAGCAACTGCCCCAACACTAACAACACCGCTAATAGCATGGATCGGCAACGAACGCATTGAGGCATATGGTGCTGATGAAGTAAATAATTTGCTACTAGGTGTCCGCAGAGGTACGCTTGGTACAACACTAAGCGCACATGATTCGGGCGTCAAAATGTTTGCAGGTGGAGCCTCACAGGAAATTGCACTCCCAGAAGTATACTGGGTTGATACAACAAGCGCAAGCATTTATAGTGGAACAGACGGTATATGGCAAGATAACTTTGATGGTACTATAATTTTTAGTGACGGGACAGATAATTTATTTACTGCTAATATGGCTAATGGTGATACACTCAATGTTACAAGTGGTGGTGCAATTGCTCGCGAATATAGCACGACAATCATACCTGTTGGTGAGCTGAGTATAATTACTATTACAGATGGTGCTGCAGGGTATAGCGTGGGTGATGCGGCGCCAATCCCAACTCAAATCCCAGATCCTGTAATTACTAACGGTGGTATAAATTATTTGGTCGGAGATACCATTAACTTTGGCGGAGATGGTAGTAGTGGAGCTGCTACTGTTGGTACTATAAATGGTCTAGGCGGAATAACATCGCTAACATTCAGCAACCGAGGTAGTGGATACACATTCACTACAGTGGATTCAATTACTACAGCCTCAGGTTCTGGATCAGAATTTGAGTTCTATCATCCGCTGGCTGAGGTAGCTGCGGTCGATGGCAGCGGCGCAATTACAGCGATTAGTATAATATCTCGCGGATCAGGATCAGCAGAAACTGGCACGGTGAATTTTGACTTAACAGGTTCAGGAGACGGAACAGCGACAGCAACAGGTATATTTGATACTGAAGCTTTAGAACTACCTTCAGCCCCAATTTACAATACAGCGGGTCGCATAACCGGCGCCAATACGCTAACATGGTCAGTAGATCAACAAAATGCTGGTGGATTAAATGCTTCTACAACGGCGCAAGCAGTATTCATAAATGCAGAAGCAGGTAACGCACTATAAACGGAAAGTTGATAAATAGTTGGATGGACAAAGACACTAAACAAACTGCAACGGAAGATAAAAAACCAGACGAAACACTGCCTGGATCGGCCGCAGCCCACCTTGTTATAAAAGATAAAAAGAGTGGCAAAGAGATCATAAACACAAGAGGATAATATGTTTGAGACGATGAAACATCATGCTGAAGGGCATCTTATAATAACTGATAAAGCTACTGGCGAAAAACTGGTAGACCAGAAAAATGCCATACATTTCGGCAATATCTCTTGGGCGATTGCTAACGCATTAGCTGGTGATGCTATTGGTCACATTTCGAATATGGTATTCGGCAGCGGCGGCACAAGCATAGACAGCTCGGGCAATATTTCTTATAGGTCACCAAATACAAGCAATTTACAAGACCCAGCCGCTGAACCATACCAACCAACATACTGGCAAGATCTTACAGCAGCAGGCAATAGCATTAGCTCTGTAGCAGGAACATCCAATTTCGCTGATCTGCAATCAATTGCTACGTTATCGTTCGGCGAGCCAGACAACGTAAACCCAGAATTTTTACAATCCAGTATAGATACAGCCGCAACAACAAATGGCACATATGTTTTTGATGAAATAGCACTATATACTGGCACAACGATGGGTGATCTTGGATCAGCTACAACAGCAGGATCCTTTAGCTTTGCCCCAGATGGTCGTATGGTAACCCACGTTATTTTCCATCCTGTACAAAAAGCCGCAAACCGGGAGTTGCAAATTGAGTACACTATTAGAGTCCAAATGGGACCATAAACCAGATAAATAAAGATATAAACAGGAGCTTATAGAAGATGGCCAATTATAGTTTTACACTTTCCAACGGCGCAACCTCGGTTGTCGTAACTGAAGGTAGTGTTGATAACAGGTATACAATTCCGCTATTAGGGCAGAATACAACAAATTACGGTGAGTCGGTTGCCCAGGCGCTTATGTGGAGCTTGGAAAATTTTGCGCATACCACGGCCCCGGGAACAGGTTCCATAGATAGATTAATTGGTCAGTTATGGTATAATACTACATCTAACGCTATGCAAGTTTGGAATGGCGGTTCTTGGGATGAAATATTAACAAACACTGGCGGCGCAGCTAGTATTACTGGTAATTTATTACCAGCAGTAGATAGCACATACGACATTGGTTCAACATCAGGTCCACTACGTTGGCGCTATGGTTATTTTGACAACCTAAGTGTGTCCAATGGTTCTAGTACAGGCCAAGTTACAGCAGATCTTCTAGTTACATCTTCAAATGCAACTTCTCCCGCATTAAAAATTACAGGTACCACATACACCACAACAACGTTTGGTGACATATATGTTGATGGTACTGATCTATGGTTCGTAAACGGTGGCGGAACACCGGTGAATCTCTCCGCAACTGCCGGTACAATAGCACTGGACAGCCTCGAAGACGTTAGTGTAGCTAC